GCGTTCGAGGAAAACCACCCCTTGGCTGATTTGCTAGAGGATCTGGAATTCTATGTAGATGAGGCTGGGCTCCTTGGATAAAGTTAATGCTCCAGCTCATTACACCTTCGGGCGCGTCGAAGTAATTGACATCATCGAAGATGCGATTAGTCGTGCGCCCGATGCTGTACTGGGAAATTGCCAAGGCCACGTCCTACGTTATGTATTAAGAATGTGGGACAAAGATGATCCGATGCTAAATGCGTCTAAAGCGCGGTGGTATCTTGATCGCTTAATTAAACATCTAGATCGCTATGAACTGCCCGAAGTGTGACTCCGTTAGGATACGAACTATTAATACAAAACACGATACCGTTGAATCAGTTGTGCGAGATCGTAAGTGTTTAAGATGTGAACATAAGTGGTTTACTTGTGAGATAGATTTGCCACGTCACGCTGTTAAATGGGGTGATGCGGCATCACTAAAACGCGTTGAAGGTTTTCGTAAAGTAATTTTTAGTTGATATAAACCCGGCACTCATAACACCGGGGGCCTTTTCTGCTACAGTAGAGCGGTATTCGCCCGACTAGGCATGACTGTTTTCTCTTCTGTTTCCGACTTGGCCACCCTTGCCAACGCCGTCACCATTGCTTTTGATTGTGAAACAACTCAGCTCCAGCCGCAGATGGGGAAGATGCGGTTGCTCCAGTTCGCTGCGCTGGATCGGCACCCTGTTGTGTTGGATTGTTGGGATCTAGACGACAAAGACTGGGAAAAGATTGCGGATTTCTTTGCAACTAAAAGGTTTTGGCTGGCGCATAATGCGGTCTTTGATGTTGGTTGGTTACAGGAACACGGCATTTACCCGAACGGCAGTATCTGCTGCACCATGTTGGCTAGCAGGTTATTGACGAATGGGTTGCCGAATGTGAAGAACGGTTTACAACACGTCGTTAAGCGGTATCTCAAGTTCGACCTGCCTAAAGAAGAGCAGAAAAGTGATTGGTCGAAGGATTTAACGCCGTCCCAGCTTGCGTATGCGGCGGATGATGTTCGAGTTCTTACATTGTTGGATGGACCGTTAAACCAATTATTGGCTAAGGCAAATTTACATACGGCATGGAGGTTGGAGTGCGACGCCATTCCGGCGATGGCGCAGTTGTGGCGCACTGGGTTGCCGTTTGATCGTTCCATGCTAAATGCGGTACAGGCTGATCTTGCCGAGGAACATGTTGCATTAGGTGAACAGTTCTTGACAGATTTGGATAAGGCGTTGCCTGAGGATTACAAGTTGCCGCGTGATCCAGACGGTAAGTTGAATACGCGCCCCAAGGCCACGGGGACTATTAAGAAAGGTAACAGAATGCCTGCCGGGTTCAATTTGAACTCACCAGGTCAGTTGGGACGTGCTTTTGAGGCTGTGCTGGGGAAACCGCCGGTTGATTCTACAGGTAAGACCAGTGTGTCTCGCAGCAGTTTGAGGCAGTACGCGGCGGATCATGCGGTAATTGCGTTGTATTTGAGATGGAAGCGGATCGAAAAGCGCAGACAGATGGTGAATACATTGCTGGAGTGTGTGGATGAAGAAGGGAGGATTCGTGCCAGTTATATGCAGATGGGGGCGGATACCGGAAGGATGAGTTGTATGCAGCCGAATTTGCAGCAAGTTCCGAGGGACGAGAGTTTTAGATCCTGTGTGCAGGCACCGGAAGGGAAGCTATTGGTTGTTGCTGACTTTGCACAGATGGAGTTAAGACTTGCGGCGGCAGAGGCAAAAGATACGGTGATGATTAATGCCTTTAAGGAAGGGCAGGATCTCCACACGCTTACCGCTATGAGTATCTACGACGTGGAAGAAGATGAAGTGACTAAGGAGCAGCGCCAGATAGCCAAGTCAGCCAATTTTGGTCTCTTGTTTGGATCTGGTGCAAAGGGTTTGCGTGAATACGCTGGTGCGTCAGGTATTCAGATGGATCTAGATGAGGCGCAGGAAATTCGAGAAGCGTTCCATCGGATTTATCCAGGTATTGATGCGTGGCAGAAGAAATGTGCCATGCAGGCGGATAAAGATTCTGGTCAAGCAGCGATACATGTCAGGATTTCCGGGATGCGGCGTTTTCTGATTGGTGAAAACAACAAGCTCACCACGCGCTGTAATACTCCAGTGCAGGGCGCTGGGGCGGCGGTTATGAAGCGGGCGTTGGCTTTGTTATGGAGGCATCTTGCAAATACAGATGAGGATGAAGCCAAACTTGCAGGAGTTGTACATGACGAAGTGATTTTGGAAGTTGCGGAAGGTGCTGAAAAGAAGTGGGCGGCATTACTTACAGAGGCGATGGAAAGTGCGGAAGCAGTATGGTTGGGCGATGTTCCAGCTGTTGCGGAGGCAAGATGGGGGAAGAGTTGGGCACAGGCGAAATAATGCGTAAAGAGGTTGTGGGGAATTTACTTCGTGTACTTCCCCGCTCCACTACTGGCGATATTCAACGCGCTACGCAGTTTTTAGAGTGGGCTTTTGATGTGCGGGCTGGATGCCGCAAGCAACGTAGTGCCGCACGAAAGAAACAAGGGCTGTAGAGTGCTACAATAATCCATACGGTAAAAGATCATGCCTCTGAAACATGGGAACAAGCGGTATATGCAGGTTCTGCTTGATAACGCTCGATACGAACTACTAGAACGCTACGCTGCTACTGCCAACATGCGTGTCACTGCGTTAGCCAGGCAAGCTGTTTACCAGTGGCTTGAAAAGAATTGCTCTGAATACAAGGAAGCCGCTGCTGCGGATCAGGCGCAATGGGCTATGTCTGTAAAGAATCGTATAGCTGGAAAAAAAGTAAAGAAATTAGAAGGTGAAGTGTAATGTGCTACTCTATAACCGCACGAGTTCGGCGTTATGGATTCTTTTGGCGTTTACCTCAAGGAGATTGCTAGGTATCCGCTGTTAAACGGTACGCAGGAGATCGAGCTATTTCGTTCCATCTCTGCTGCGGCTGCCTTACAGGACAGTACAGAACCTCTTACGAAGCAGCAGCAACGTACCGTTAAGCGTGGTGCGTTGGCAAAGCAACGTCTTATTAATAGCAATCTGAGACTTGTTGTACATATAGCCAAAAGATATACCGGGGTTGCTAAGAATTTGGATATGCTCGATCTTGTGCAAGAAGGTACGTTAGGTTTGATACGGGCGGCTGAAACTTTTGATGGTGCTCGCGGGTATAAGTTTTCTACTTATGCGTACTGGTGGGTGCGCCAAGGGATTCAGCGGGGTATAGATACAAAAAGTCGCACAATACGTGTTCCAGTTCACATGGCAGAGTTATTTAGTAAGTTGCGGAAAGTTAAGCACGAGCTGGAAATTACGCTTGGTAGGAAACCCAGTAAGCAGGAATTGGCAGATGCTTTGGGTGTGACGTTAGAGAGGTTGCACGAGATCATACTTAAGAGTTGTTCTGTTGTTTCGTTGGATCAGAAGATTTTGCAAAAGGATGGAGAGACCACGCTTGGTGATGTTATTGCGGATGAAAAAGAAACGATGTACGACGACATTTTGGATGAGATTAATTCACAGGAGGCTTTTGAAGTAATAATGCAATGTATTGATAATTTGGATGCACGGCATCGGTATGTTTTATTGCATAGGCTTGGTATTGATGGGTACGAGTTCAAAACTTTGACCCAGATTGGGGTGGACCTGGATCTTAGTCGGGAGAGGGTGCGGCAGTTGTACGATCAATCAATCAACAGGTTGCGTCGTATTCTTAAAATCCATAAGCATTTCTCGCATTTCGAGTTCGGCGATGTGACGGGTAGCATTCTTGATAATCTCCGAGTATGAGTAGTTTTGGCGAAGTAGCATTACTGCTAAGTCTGAAACTTGTTGTAAATCTTTACACGCGCGTAGGGAGCGGACTTGGGTTTCCAGGCGGAGTTCGTCGTTAAGAGTTACGGTGGGGATTAACCAATTGGCCCATGTCATAAGCAGACTTGGTAGTGCGCTCCAGTATAGATGTGTGGATCAGCCTGTTTGTAGTGTTGTTAATAGCGATCGGGGAAGTCTGTGGCGAGTGGAAGGTCGGGGGGTTGTCGCGGAACATTGTCAATTGTGGCAAGCTCTATGGAAGTGGCAAATTGATTACGATACTCAACAGGAAAATGTGCATAAGCTTGTCCTGCAATCCAGCGGCGTAAACGTGCTTCCCGTAGAGGACAGTACCAGGCTCGATCCTTGAACCATTCGAACACGGGATGTGAAGATTTGTGACTATTGCAGCTTAGGCAGCAGGCCACGAGGTTGGTGGCTTGGGTTTCGCCACCTTTTGAGCGGGGGATGATGTGATCGAGCGTGGCGTTGCGGCCTAGTACCTCGTCGCAATAGGCGCAACGACCTCCCCAGGCCGCAATGATGGTTTTGCGAAAGCGGTGTTTGGTGACTTTTTTTGGAACAAGTTCGGTGCCTTCGATACGATGGTCCACTTGCTCCAGTTCATGGTTTGTTTAGGTGTAAATCCGTGGAAATCCACGGGATTGGTGCATTTGCATTGTCAGCCACTGCGTACCAACAGCGCCCAGCCTGTAGATGCGCCATCAACTTCCCATCTACGATTAAAGCGTTGTCTGCTGTATTTAATACCTGCGCCATTAGTGTGGTTGACGTAACCACCATTTACTAAATCAGC